GAAGCGTAATTGCAAAGGTAATGAATGTGAGCGTTGATCCAGTATATAATCCTGAATTTACTGGAAAGATAACATCCAACACGCCACTGGCTCGAGGAGTTAAGCTAGCTCGATTCTTAGGTGGATATGGTGACCCTATAACGTTATTGCACATTAAAGAAGAAAGTAAAAGATTAGAAATAGCAAAACATCTTTACATGCATGCTCAAGCAGTAAGACAGGTTATGACTAATACAGGCAATTTTGACAACTATCGTCTTGTCGTGGCTGAAGGTGTTTATAGACCACATGAGAATGAACAACTCACTGAAAACAGCTTTAACGATCTAGCTCAAACTGGTAGAGCTATTGTATATGAACTAAGAAACACTTATGGAGAAGTTGCTCTTAAGAAAACATTTGAACTGGCTGATTACTGGAAAGATAACTTACAGTTTGAAACGATGGTGCTAAACTATGATACGTATGATCCATCTGGAAAACTTCATGTTCAGATCATTCTAGTAATGCCAGGATTTATTCCAGGTACTAAATACAGAGCGTATTTCAGCCAAGACATAGAAACTCGCTATAATAATTTTGTTCAAAGTACTAACGAATTAATCGAAATAATTGAATAAATAGTAGCTAAAGAGGTATAGATGGCTGTTAGAAGATCATTTGCGATAGAAGATGGAAACATTGGTGGCAGAACTATTCTGTCTACTCGTAACCAATCGTATTCAGATATTGATTTAACGTTTAAGGCCAAACCTTCTGGAGACGTTTACAAAAAAACAAATGCAGCAGATGTTAAACAGGCTGTAAAGAATATTCTTTTGACCAATAAAAATGAAAAACCTTTTCTCATGGATTTTGGTGGAAGTTTAAGTGATTACTTATTCGAACTAGATAATGATCTTGAAATTGATATAATGCGAGGTCGTATTATAGAAACAATAGAAATATACGAGCCTAGAGCCCAAGTTCTAGACGTAGATTTACTATACGCTGAAGGAAGTAATGCAGTAAACGTAACAGTAACTTTTCAAATAGTAAATTCATCAGAGATAATATCATTTGATTTATCGTTAACGAGGCTTAGGTAATGGCTAAAACAGTAAAATCCGCGGATCTTGACTTTAACACGATTAAAGCAAGATTAAAAGATTATTTTAAATCAAAATCAGAATTTTCAAGTTATGATTTTGACGGAGCTGGTCTTGACAATCTTTTAGATGTTTTAGCATATAACACTCACCTTAATGCTTTAACAGCAAACTTCTCAATCAATGAATCATTTCTAACTACTTCACAGCTTCGAAGCTCTATGGTGTCTCATGCTCAAGGGTTAGGTTATACTATTAGATCACGAAAATCATCAAAGGCCGCACTCAATCTATCTCTTAATTTGTCAGGAGTTGTTAATCGACCTGCAACTATTAGACTTTCAAAAGACACCACATTCTCAAGTTCTGTCGATAACACCTCTTTTACATTTAGAACTCTAGAAGAATATGTTGCAAAGGACGATGGAACTGGCTCATATGTTTTCAAGACTGAAAGTGGATCTGATGAAATTCCTGTTTATGAAGGAACAAGAAAAAGAAAAACATTCATTGCTGGTGAAAAGAATGAAAGACAACTGTATGTGATTCCTGATGAAACAATTGATAGAACCACTGCAACTGTCAATGTTTATGATACGAGTACATCACAGTCGTTTATTAGTTATGTTCCTCTCGAAGAAGCTATTCAAATCAATGCAGACACTACTGTATTTAGCATTGCAGAAGTTCCTAATGGATTCTATGAAATCAACTTTGGCGATGGTACCTCATTTGGTAAATCACCTGAACCCGGTGAAAAAATAGTAGTTGATTACATTTCAACTAAAGGCCCTTTAGCAAATGACGCTACTCTTTTTATACCTACAGCAGATATTACTATTAATGGAGTAGATTATTCTCTTATTACAGTGACAGCAGTTGAGTCATCTGGTGGAGCTGATAAACAGACTATTGAATCAATCCGTCAACTTGCTCCTATTGCATTTGCTTCTCAGAAAAGACTCGTTACTTCTCTTGATTATAAAGCAATGATTGAGACTAATTTTCCTCAAGTAAGAGATGCTTCTGTGTGGAGCGGAGATCAAAATGTTCCTATTGATTATGGTGCAGTATACATGTCCCTTAATTTTGAGCCTGGAATATCTTCAGCAGTTCAACAATCAGTAAAAGATGCTATCACTACAAATTATACTAATAATCTTGCTGTCATGTCAATGACTCCTAAGTTTGTTGATCCTGTTTACGTCTTCCTTGAATGTAATATTCAATTTGATTTTGATCCTGCATTAACTGGTAATACTTTAGCTCAAACTGAAGAGAATATTTATCAGTATATTGTCAAATACTTTAATACAAATCTAAATACTTTTGATAGAGTATTTAGAAAATCAAATATGCTTACTGAAATTGATGCACTCGATGCTTCTATTCTGTCTACAACTGTTGACTTAAAAGTTCAAATGAGACAAGACGTAACCATCGGCATTGAAAATGTATTTGACTTATCTTTCCCATGTAAAATAGCTACACCTGATGATGTTTTCTATAGAGTGCAGTCAACAACCTTTAGTTATTTTACTGGCGGAAGTAATATTATTGCACAAGTTAAAAATAGATTAAACAGCACTGTTCTTCAAATTGTAGATTTAGATGGAGTTGTATTGCTAGATAACTGCGGACAGTACAGCGCAGATGATGGAACAATCAGCATATCAAATCTAAATCCTGCACGAGTGACTGGAGGTGTAGACTTCTTGAAATTTGCAGTAACTCCACAGAATGAAAACACTGTTCGTCCTCTTAGAAATTACATACTTACACTTGATAGATCCGAGTCTTCATCGACTGCAAAACCAGACAGACAAACAACATCACTTGAAGTAATTCTATAATGTCAATATTTGATAATTCAGAAACCCTTAGAGACTATAATAGGCTTGAACCAAACTTTAGAAAAAGTATGGTTTCTGAAGCATTTCCGGAACATTATGCAGAAGCATATCCTAATCTCGTAAATTTTTTCGAAAGGTATTATGAGTATCTTGATTCAGATGAGCAGTGGGGCGGTATTATCAATGAGATCGCAACAGTACGAGATGTTGAAGACACTACACTTACAAGACTAGATTTTCTTTTAGATGAAATTGGTCTTGGAGTTGCTCATGGCCAATTCACGTTTCCACGTGAAGCTGCTAAAAACATGGGTAATTTCTTTAGAGTTAAAGGTACTCAATATTCTGGTTATGGATTTTTTAGAGGGTTTTATGATGAGACTGCAGAGATTCAATATCCTAAGAAAGATATTTTTACAGTAGGAGCAGAAGGCCATAATCTAGGTTATGATTATGGTAAAGTTCTGCAAAATGGTAGAGAGTATCAAGTATTCTCTACTATGATTAAGACTCCTATTTCACTTAACACTTGGGAAACTCTGTATCGTAAATTTGTACATCCATCTGGCTTTTATTTGGCATCACAAGTAGAAGTTGTCGGTATTGGTATTGTTGGCATTACAACTGCAGAATCTTTCTTCGATCCAAGAGCAGATATCGAAGACATCTTTACAAATACACCGTACCCATATCAGCCACTAACTTCTGGTGATGTAACACTTCTTATTCCAGATGATAAAGGCGGAATTGCACTTGCACATCCTGATGATTCGTCTCTAACTACAGGTCATCCGTTCGGTGTATCACCAGACTTTGCAGAAGAAAGAATGAATCCATATAGAACAGTTCAGCTATATGGCATGAATACACCTATCAATATCTTGATGACATACTACAAAGACATCAAAGAATTCGGTGCATATGATCTTACATTTGATGCATTCCTCAATATTAGAACTTACGCACAGTCTGGCTATGTAACTCAAGGTTATGCTCAGAACGTGAGCCAAGCAATGAGAATGTCTAGCACAATCAATACCTTCGATCAGGTAAGATATATCGGATATGATAGCGCAGGTGAGTAAAACTATTATAAATAACAGTAATCTATTTTGTAGGATTAGCGATGCCACGTAAAATAATAAGCACAGGTACTTTTGGAAATGACGGAACCGGCGATGATCTAAGAACCGCTGGTGGAAAAATCAATGATAATTTCCAAGAACTTTATAACGATATTGCCAGTTTAAAACTGGCAACAGGCGGATCATCATCATTTGGCGGAATACAGTTTGCAATGGATTCTGTAAATGGCCCTTACATTGTTTTTGAAGGTGTTACCGCTGATTCTTATGAGACACAGCTTGGAGTTGTTGATCCTACTTTAGATAGGTCAGTTCTTTTACCTGATGCATCTGGCACAGTTGCACTTACATCAGATATCAATATAAATTCTATTCTTCGTATTAAAAATAATGGTGGTGAGCTCATTGATTCTGGCATTGCTATCAATCTTATTAGAAAATATTCTATTGACTCGGCTGAACTAGCAGCTTTGTCAGTTGACTCTGCTCTGGTCATTCAATTAGTTGATTCTTCATACATTCAAGCAAGAGTTACATTACCGAATCTCGATTCTAACATTGTGTTAAATTTGATTGATGTAAACAGTGTTGACTCTGATGAATTGTATGATATGGTAGATTCTGGCTGGGTTGCGCTAAGACAAAGCTACGATTATAATCTTTTAATCAATAAGCCAGCTATTCTTGATTCTGGTAACGTTAAGAATCTTATGGACTCTGCTACAGTCAAACCGCTAATAGGTATGCCAACCTTTTTCGGTACTATTGATAGTGCTGTGCAATGGGGTACAAGAAATCTTACTACGCCATTCCTAAGACCTACTGTCGACAGTTCAGTTGATATTGGTACAAGCTCACTTAAATTTAAAGATGCTTATATCGGTGGCCACTTGTATACAGGTGGAATTAGACCACTTGCTGATAGCACATATGATATTGGTGACTCGAATCACAGATATAAAGATTTGTATCTATCAGGAAGTACAATTTATCTTGGTGATGTTAAGCTTAAAGCAGAACAAGCCGGATCTGCTCTTAAAGTATATGATGCAACAGATACTGAAATTTCATTCGGTGGTCTTAACCAATCTCAAGTAGATGCTCGAATTACATTGAATACAAATGATTATGCAACTGAAGCAGAAGCATCAGCTTATGCTGATAGCGCGATTGATAAGCATTTACCTATTGGTCAAGCAGGCGAAATGCTTTTGTATCAAGACAACAACACAAGAACATTAAAGAGAACTAGGTTATTCTCAGTCAATGATAAGTTTGTAGAATTTTATG